AAGTGTTGCAACTTCTTGTTGTAAATCATTAACAGTTTTGAATAACCAACCTACTAAAGCAGCTAATCCACCTTGCAGTATTTGACTTAAATTTATTTTTGCTTCCATTAACTACTTCCTTTTGTATAAACTTCAATGGTCATATTTGCACCAACACCATCTATGCCGTTTAAATTAACGTCTGCTGCGTAGTTGCTCACGTTTACAACTCTTGCGTCTGTATCGCTAAGTCCTAAAGTTCTATTATTAAATATAACTTGTCTTACGCTTGATGAGCCACTTCCTGTAATAAAAGCGTCTAGTTTATCTTGTGCTGTTCTACTATCTGCACGTTGTACAGCAATTAACATATCAAATGTATATAGATCAGTTCCCCTTTGCATAGCTAAATCAAACTCTATTTCTGTTGGTATAAAGATAGCAACCGGGAAGTTTATTGCATTATCTGGAACTGTATCATAACAACGAAGTCCACTTATGTTGCCAACAGTTGTTTTTAAACCGTCCCTAATCTCGGCAAGTGTAGCCATTAAGAAACACCTAGAACTGTGCCTTTACGAAATGGTGCTATTAATCGTGTTATTTCCCTGTTTTGTTGAATATTGACTACGCCAAAATCACCAACACCAGCAACTCCTAGTGGTGCGTTTCGCATAGCAAATAGTTCACTAGCTAACATTAATGTAGCTTGTCTAATCTGTTCTGGAACACTTGCATAACCCCATTTTGCAGTTATTTCTGCACGTGGCCTATTGCTTGAATAATCTAATGGCCATTCGTGATTACCGTCGCTAATAAGTTCTACAATATAAAATGGATTACCCTGTATTCCACCTACAACACCATTGATTGGTAATACTTGATAATCAGAACTTGATACTGTTTTTTCGTATGTACCGTCATCATCATCGTCATACTTAACTACTAACCCGGTGGTTGTTGAAATGTCATCTACACGTAATCTGTATAAATCATTTGTAAAAAACTTTCGTGCAGATGTAGATCCATCTGCGTAAAACTGTCTGCCACAAAATGCGTCTATTTGTCGTGAAGCTGCATTAACTGCGTCATCAATTAAAGTATCATCTGCCGTATCGCTTGTTGGTATTCCGACAAACGTTTTTAATTCGTTCTGAGTACAGTAGCCATTAGTAATTGCCATAAGATATTATCTACCTTTCTTCCGGCTTTTACCTTTGCCACCTTTCATTTTTTTACCGTAACCTTTACCTTTTGGCATTGTTACTTTTTCTTCTCTACTTTTTTTTCAGCTTTAGGTTTTGCAGTTTTAGTTTCAACTTTACCACCAGCTGCTTTAATTGCTTTTTTAACTTCTTCAGCACGTTTTGCCTTTCCATAGACTTCGTAATGCTTTAATTCTTTTTTTAATGCTTCTATTAATTCTTTATCTTTTGCCATAATACTTTCCTAAATGGTCTGGTGTGTTAGTTGCCCAACACACCATAACCATAATTTATTTAAAAGGTAGGTGCAATAAGACCTGTTCCGGTTATTGCTGAGATACCTTTTGGATAACGTCCAGAAGCAAAAGCAACGTAACCATAAACAACCATTTTAGTTGTTAAGCTACCTGCGTTTGTTTCTTCAAATTTAAGTTGGAACAAATTATCTTCAAACATAATGTGATCATCAACTTTTGCTATATAAATAGCGTCTTCAGTACCAGCACCTAAATCAGTTCTAATGTTAGCGTCTGTGATTACTGGTAATCCTAGAACACTACCTACAACTTGACCGTAAGCTGCTGCTTCCCCAACACCTGCTGCGTTGTCTGGGTTGTTACCAGCTGGTAATACTAATGGACGGTTTGAACTGTCCACACCTGCTGTTAAGAAACCCCAACGTCTTGGGTGCATAAGGATTGCAGTAGCTGGTGCAAATCTATTTGAATTGATTTCCTGTACTGCGTCTGCAAGTTTTGGATATAATTCAGCAACTGTTGGACTTGCGTCTGTATAAGTTGTTGTATTAATACCAGAAACTTGTGATATACCTTTTGGTTGTCCTGATGAACCAGAACCATTAATCATAAGGTTATCTAGTTTTGTGTAATAAGCTGCAACTAAGTCTTGGAAAATAATGTTTTCCAATGAGAAACCCGGTTGTCCACCTCTTTCAAGAGCTTGTCTTGAAACGTCTTGCTGTCCTGCAATAGTATCAACATTAACTGTTAATAAGGTGTCGTCCATATTTGTTTCTTGAACAGCTGAGTTTTCACTAGCTTGTTCTGCTGCTGCTGATCCAGTTGTTATTCTGGATATTTCAATTTTGTTACCAAACGCTGGTAAGTCCTTTTTAGGAACAGCGTTATAAAATGGTGAACCTGCTCTTGCGATAGGTGCGTACTCATCTACTAAGTATTGAGGTACAACTAATCCTGTAAAAGCACCAGTTCCAACATCTCTAGCTTCAAAATCTTGGTGCTTGTTAAGTCTTTCTTGTGCTTTAAAGTCGCCACTTCTAGCTGCCCAAGCGTCAGATATGAAAGAGTGATCCCCACCGTTTCTATATAAATCTGGCTCGTTCACTTCTACAACAGCTTCTTTATCGCCTAAGTCTTCGTCCTCAACACCAAGTGCATTTCTGCTTTCTTTAACTGCTTTCAAAGTTTCAGCTGCTTCTCTTGCTTCCTCAATCTTATCGTTCATATCTTTGATTTCAGCGTGTAGTTCGTTTGATCTAGCAAATTTGCCGTCAAATTCTTCACCAGCTTCCATTTCATCAAGTTCTGAAACAAGACCGTCAAGTTCAGCTACTTTAGCTTCTCTAGCTTCAATTAATTTTTTCAATTTAATTTCCTTGTTGTTATATTCTTATACTTCTGCGTAGAGTGTGGTAGTTAAGTGTGATACACGGCTATAACCACGGCTATACGTCTTTAGCGAATACCATCTCTTTCAAGTTTCATTTTTAATAAATCCACTTTAGGATTGCTTCGCTTTTTATCAACGTTATCACTATCTGCGACTTGGTTAATAAAACTTTCTAATATTTCAGTTGCTTGTTCGCCACTTCTAGCTTCAACTAATTCTTTGTGCAAGTTCTCTATATCTATGCCACGAAGTTTTGCACCTGCCCACGGATTAGCTGGATATGTTACAACTGATACATCAAATAATCGTGCTTCGTTTACTTCTCTATTTTCACCATTATTATCAAAATTGTCTTTAATAGCTGCAAAAGCAAATGACATTTCATTTAAGTCGCCACGCTTCATAGCACTTGATACTTCTGCAACGGTTGGGTTTGATGGATCTAGTTCAGCTCGTACAAATAAACCATAATCATCTTCTTCAAGTTTTAATGTACCAGATGAAGTTCTAGCCAATGGTATTCCATCGTGATTAACTAAAAATCTTACATCATCTTGTTCTTTTAATGTTTTCTTAAACGCACCGGGTTTAATTGTTTCATTGTATTGTCCACGGCTATCTCTTACGCCATAAGGTTTGTCAAATACAGAAGCATAACCTGTAAACAACAATGTATTACTATCGTCATCTTGTCGTTCTTCTACTGCACTAAATGTAAAACTTCTATTTTCAGTTTGCTTATCCATTTCTTTTAGAATAGTGTTGCGTTTTTGCATACTTACTGTTTGTGATATAGAAATAGCTTTATCAAATTTATCCATTAATCTAAACTCCTTTTTTTTCTTTTTTTCTTTACGTTCTTCTGTTGATTTATCTAAACTATTTTCTTCTTCTTTTTGTTTAGCTTCATTAATTAATATTGCTTGTAATTGTTTTTCAGCTTCTTCGTGTGTTTCGTGGCAACCCATAATTCTGCCGTCATCAAGTTTGACTACTGCGTGTCCCTCGCACTCTTTGTTATCAATTTGTATTTCGTATGGCATTAGTTTTGTGGTAATTCGTTTGTTGGATCGTGTTCGTCTATACCTTGTGGTTCAAGCGTTGGATCTACCAATGCACCTTGTAAACCAATGTAGAACTTGTCGCCACCCTCGTAAGGTTCTAAATCCATTTTTGACCTTGCTTCGTTTGGTGTCATAATTCCAGAACTAACTGCAACTTGAAATGACCTAACCCTACTTAATTGGTCGCCACGTGCGTATTCATCTGTGTCTAATTTAACAAACTGTTTACCCGGTAACAATGTACTAAAACCATCTTCTATTCTTCTAATCCACGGCAATAATGTATGCCTAATAAATGCAAGTCCATTACTTTCAATATTTGAATATACGTTTGAACCGTCTTTAGATAAAAGCAAATGTGCTGGTATTCTAAACACTCTTGCAATCTCGTGAACAATCTGATCTCTTGCAGCTATAAGTTCATTTCCTGCTGCGTCTGATATGGCTTTCCATTTTAAGCCACCAGTAAGTACTGCTGGTTTTCTATTTCTGTTGTGATTATTTAACCAAGTTTCTTTTAAGATATTTGCTTGTTCAGCTGTTAAATCTCTATCTGTTTCTAATACAGAACTTGGTGTACCACCTTGTCCATAGAATTGTGCAATATGCCTTTCCATAGCTAGTGCAAGACCATAAGTATTTGAATTAGTACGAAGTGGACTTACGCCTATAAGCTGTCCCGGATATGAATACCAAGTGAAATGCAACATATTGTTACTTGTGATTTTTCTATCGTAATTACCTTTAGATGTTTGTATATAATAACATTTTTGTCCG